AGATGCCACCATGGCCTAGAGTCAAGTCCATATGACTTTGGCTTGGATAGGGGTAGATACTTCCATCCAGATGTTCGTGGGATGGGAACGATTTCCTGTCTGTCGGGACACCACTCACTCCATTCAGGCTCACTTCGCCCACCGTGCCGTGTGTTTGTCAGCCGTGAGAGGAGTGATCTGTCATAAACGAACATGCTTCCGTGACCGTACACACGCCAAGGAAGTCTAGAATGCCACAATATCCAAAGCCTGTACTTGATATGGAACACCATTTTGAGGTATAAGAGTTCCATCACACCTCCCTATCTTACATGTAAGATGTTAAGTGGACTTGAACGGAGACTTGTTAGAGAATTTACCTTTAAGTCCGGCATCATACTTCAAGCGGTACTTGGATTTCGTCTTGTTGCGCCTACCATCTTGGTTGAGGTAGTCGGGTGAGAGTTTAGCCTTACGCTTGGCCGATAGTTTATTCTTGTTTTGTTTAGCCACATTACCTCCTAGAAAAAGAACCTTGGGGAGTACGAGTGAATCCTCTCGCGAGGAGCTTGTCAACTATTTGTTGGGTGGTAGCGGGTGCACCGTATGACTTACGGGGTTTAGCCGGAGTAGGCTTAGGTGGGGGTGGTGGCTCGTTGTGTTCAGCCACCAGTTCGTGGTACTTAGAATCCTTCATATGGTCCTCACTTGGGAGGGCTGGGGGTACTACTAAATCCAACCACCTACCAGATCAGTAACGAGTTCGCCACCTTTGGTATATGGTAGATTCGATACGGTGTTCACAAATATGTCCGTCAAGTTTACGGTTTGATGTTCGGGCTTCTTGCATAGAAGCTTACAGTCACAGTCAGGTGGAAGTATGACTGTTGTCCTTCCGCTAGGCTCATTCATTGTATCTTACATGTAAGATGTGTTTATAATCTGTTGCTCGCGTGGTTAGCCTCAAGTTCAGATGTAACTTCCGCTTGGGTTCTGCGTTGGACCTGAACAGATTTCTTTTCGCTGAACAAGTAGGGCTTACCTACAATATCCGAAGCACGAATTATTTGAGGTGATACACTGGATTCATTGTGAGTGTAGTCACTCACTGCTACCAGTTGCTTGATCTTGTACCGATCAGAGTCGGGATCATAAGACTTAACGAACCTAACGCCATACCGTTCCCATAATGCTTCCGCATCTTCAGCTATGATATTATCAGCGGCGGCTTGATTGGGAGCAAGCAGTGCTTTCCAGTACTTTGTGGGGTTCATCTTGTGATAAGCCCGTGGTACATTGTTTCTATGATATTTCATAGGCACCGTGTTTTGGTTTATCCGTGTCAGTTTAGGTTTTCTCTGTAACCTTTCTTACATGTAAGACATGTTCTCTCATCACGCACTAAAGATAGCACAATATAAGCAGTATGTCAATAGATCTTACNGNTAGAGAAAAATNTCTTTTTGACCTGAACCGACCGACTTCGTACACTTCGTTGTAATTAACTTACATGTAAGATACGATTGTACTTTCAGAATATGACGGAGGACTTTTATGACTACGGGTAAGACCCTCACTCCAAAACAATCGGCTTTCGCTGGGTTCGTGGCAGAAGGTAGCAACTATACGGACGCATATCGGAAAGCTTACAACGCCAAGAAGATGACTAGCGGAGCGATCCATTCGGAAGCATATAAGCTCGCCAAGAATGAGAAGGTCAGCATACAGATAAAAGAATTAAAGGCCCAGAAGAACACTGCTATCAAGTCGCACGAGAAAGTACATAAGTCCTGGGTACTGGAACGATTGCAAGAAGAAGCACTCGACCTAGAGAACCCAGCCAGCACACGAGTGCGGGCACTTGAACTACTAGGTAAGAGTAGCGGACTGTTTGACGATAGCACCGTAGTGACTATTGAGAATAGAACGCCGGAGCAGATTGAACGAGAGTTGCAAGAGAAGCTTGGCATACTGTTCGGAGTAGCAAGCGCGGATAGCTGAGTGTAGCTGAGTCCGCTAGGTGCTATCTTACATGTAAGATATAGGCACAAAAAAAAAGGGGACCAGTATTTCTACTGGCCCCCTCCACTACATCCGATTGGCTACCGTGTGAATGAACTACTCTACCAAAGCTTCGGTAGATGGTACCGCGCCACCACGGTTCCGAATCTCTGCTACCGTGGCTTCGTATGCCGCTTGAGCTTCGGCCAATTCGACCCGCTCCGCTGCATTCATTGCGGCATCCGCTTCGGCTTGTTTCCGTTGCGCTACCTTAGCGGCTTCTACGGCGTCCTTGGCTAATGTCCTGCGATCTATAACGTGTTTGTTCTCGTTACGATCCAGCCAAGCCTTACGCGCACCTCGCAGATATGGTCCGGCGTCCTTGGTGGCTATTTCATAAGCCGACCTAGCAACGTCCTTGGCGTCAACATAGGTACGCGCTTCGGAGTACTCGACACGCGCACCCGCCATGTCAAAAGTACCCGAATCACTCAGGATGAGATTGTCAACATAATCGGCGGCCCATGTACAGATATGAGACCACGTTGAGCAATCTTTAGACGCCATGAAATGAACCAAAGCGTCATAACCCAAGTACTCAGTAATACTCCCAAGCTCACCCGCTTCCTTTTGGGCCTTGGTAGGCTTCTTGCGGGTCACCTCAGCGATAACGATTGCGAGCTTGTTACCTCGCCCTCCCAACGTGTCGATGTTCTGGGAGACCTTTTTCCAGAGTTTTTCCTGATACGGTCGCGGCATAGAATCCAAGCCGGACTTACTTAGGAAAGTTACAAACCCTGCACCGAATGTGATCACCTTATCTACCGTAGCACCCAAGGCAATCACGAGCCTACCACGCTCCGCGCTAAACTGAGTAGCGAAGTTAGCGTAGGCTCCAGCGGCGGTAACTACCTCGCCACTAACACCAAGCACCCAACCTAGAACGTGGTTCCACATTGCTACCGCGAACCCACCCCGCCGGGCCTTGGCTTGCTCCGAACTAAATGATGCACCCGCTAGATAGCCTATGCATGTTTCAGCCTGAGCTTCCAGCGTGGTTCCTGCATCAATCGCTACCACCTGAGCCTCAGCGGCTTCGGTAGTAGGTTCGGAAGCCTCGCGGCTTCCTTTCACGCTTGTAGCGTGTCCTGCGGCCTGTCCGGCCATAATGAACACCTTGTTAGGTATTAAGAATGACGGCGGCCAATCGGATAGCACCATCAGTTCGTCTTGGTTCTCTAGGCTCCTGGCTAGCAAGGCGTATGCTATCGCGCTAGGTCTCAGTAGGCCTTTCGTAGAGCGGAGGTGCTTTCAGAATCCCCCCGACCAAATACCAGTTAGATAGGTACTGAGGGAAAGCTCGCGGTAGTCCATAGCATAGTCAACACCTCAACACACATCCGATATGACGCACCCAACATGTCAGCCAGCTAGTCTATCTTACATGTAAGATCCAGAGAGGCTGACCCCCGTACCACCACCCCCCCCTTTTTTTGCGCCGCGCCCCCAGAACTAATAAACACAGTTTTGCTCGTCCTAGAACTGCATTTCATACTTTGCTACATGTTCACCTATTGCTATAACACATCTTACTAAGTTATACCAACGTCTGTTGTTTGTATCTTCACCTTTTTCTATAAAGTAGTCATCTATGATGTCTGAAGCTGTTTTTCCTTTAGATCTGAGTTTATTCTTACCGTGTCTCTCGAAATATTCTGGATATGCTTCCAGATAATCTTCGCTAGACCATTTTTCATTCTTATCTCGTACAATTCTATTTTTAAATTTGTGAATCTGGTATGCAATCACGGCTTTATTGATTGCCAGTTCTTCTTCTGGCGTGATCTTGTACTTCGGAAGTACGTTCTCAAACGTATCGTTTTCGTTTTCGTGGTACATAGATTCTATCTAGCTGGTTTAATCTAGGTTTTTTGTTTTTTGGTATGTATCTGGTCTAGTTTAATCTAGATGGTATATACTAGTACTAGTAAGGGGAGTTTTTTCTCAGGAATAGGCCCCCCTCTTTTCTGGAGAATAA